CGGCGCGCAGCGGCTGGTGGCGGAAGTGAACCAGGGGGGCGACATGGTCGGCGCGGTGCTGCGCCAGATCGACCCGCTGGTCCCCTACCGGCCGCTGCGCGCCGGAGTGGGAAAGGCGCTGCGCGCCGAGCCGGTGGCCGCGCTCTACGAGCAGGGGCGTGTGCATCACGCCCGCGGTCTGGGCCCGCTCGAGGACCAGATGTGCCGGATGACGGTGCGGGGCTTTGCAGGCCCCGGAAGCCCCGACCGGGTGGACGCGCTGGTCTGGGCGCTGACCGAGCTGATGGTCGGCCCGGCCCGGCTCTGGCAGCCGCCGAGGGTGCGCGGCCTTTGACGCGGCCCCGCCGTCTGCGGGGAAACCGGGTCGAGCGAGAAGGAAGGGCGCGACCCCGCGGGTCGTGCCGCAGGGTCGGCCATGTCCGGCGAGTTCAGGAGCATGCGGATGGGATGGAACATCTTTCGGCGCGCGCAGGACGCGGTGCCGGAGCGCAAGGCCTCGGCCACCGGGCGGGTCATGGCCTGGGGGTCATCGGGTCGGGTGGTCTGGAGTCCGCGCGACGCGGTGTCTCTGACGCGGACCGGATTCACCGGCAATCCGGTGGGGTTTCGCTGCGTCAAGCTGATCGCCGAGGCGGCGGCGGCGCTGCCGCTGGTCGCGCAGGACGGCCGCGCGCGCTACGAGGTGCATCCGGTCCTCGACCTGATCGCGCGGCCCAATCCGGGGCAGGGGCGGGCCGAGTTCCTCGAGGCGCTCTATGGCCAGCTGATCCTGTCGGGCAACGGCTATGTCGAGGCCGTCGGGGGCGGCGGGCTGCCGGCGGAGCTGCATGTGCTGCGGTCCGACCGGATGAGCGTGGTGCCGGGGCCGGACGGGTGGCCGGTGGCCTATGACTACACGGTCGGGGGCCGGTCGCACCGGTTCGACATGACCGGGCCGGCCGACCCGGTGTGCCACATCCGGTCCTTCCACCCGCAGGACGACCATTACGGCCTGTCGCCGATGCAGGCGGCGGCCGTCGCCATCGACGTGCACAACAGCGCGAGCGCCTGGTCGAAGGCGCTTCTCGACAACGCCGCGCGGCCTTCGGGCGCGATCGTCTACCGGGGATCGGACGGGCAGGGGGCGCTGGCGCCCGACCAGTACGAGAGGCTGGTCGAGGAGATCGAGGCCCATCATCAGGGCGCGCGCAACGCGGGGCGGCCGATGCTGCTTGAAGGCGGGCTCGACTGGAAGCCCATGGGCTTCTCGCCGTCGGACATGGAGTTCCAGAAGACCAAGGAGGCGGCGGCGCGCGAGATCGCGGTCGCCTTCGGGGTGCCGCCGATGCTGGTCGGGATCCCGGGCGAGGCGACCTATGCCAACTATCAGGAGGCGCACCGGGCCTTCTTCCGGCTGACGGTGCTGCCGCTGGCGACCCGGGTCGCGGCCGGCCTTGCGCACTGGCTGTCGGCGCACATGGGCGAGGCGGTGACGCTGCGCCCCGACCTCGACCAGGTGCCGGCGCTGGCCGCCGAGCGCGATGCGCAATGGGCGCGTGTGGCCGGGGCGGAGTTCCTGACCGAGGCCGAGAAACGGGCGATGCTCGGGCTTCCGCCTCTGGCGGGGGCCTGAGATGGCCGCGGGCGGGTCGCGCTATCTGAAGGAGCCGTTCGAGTGCACCCATGAGCACCGCATCGAGGCGACCGAGCGGATCATGACGTTGCAGTTCGAGACCGTCGAGAAGCGGCTCGAGCGGATCGAGGCCATGGTGCAGGGGGTCGAGAAACGGATGTGGATGACGGTGTTCGGGGTCGTGGGCGTGATCCTGACCCAGGCGGTGCAGTCGCTGCTGGAGTTCGGCGCGAAATGAGGAGAGACGATGCAGATCCCGGGTCTTGAGACGAAGTTCGCGCGGCTGGGCGAGGCGGTCAGCCTGCGCGAGGGCGCGGTGATCGAGGGCTATGCCTCGGTCTTCGGCGTGGCCGACCAGGGCGGCGACGTGGTGATGGCGGGCGCCTACGGGCGATCGCTCGGGGCGCTTGCCGCCGAGGGGCGCAAGGTGAAGATGCTGTGGCAGCACGACCCGGCCGAGCCGATCGGCGTCTGGGACGAGGTGCGCGAGGATGCGCGCGGCCTGCGCGTCCGGGGGCGGCTTCTGACCGAGGTCGGACGCGGGCGCGAGGCGGCGGCCCTGATCGCGGCCGGAGCCATCGACGGGCTGTCGATCGGCTATCGCACCGTGACGGCGCAGAAGGACGCAAAGGGCCGCAGGCTCTTGCAGGAGCTGGAGCTTTGGGAAGTGTCGCTGGTGACCTTCCCGATGCTTCCCGTGGCGCGGGTCGCGGCCAAGGGCGAGGCGCCCGAGGACGACGGTCTGCGCGAATTGGCGGCAGCCCTCGAGGATGCGCGCCGGACCCTGGCCGGGCGGTGAGCCGGCAGAGAAGCTGAACAGGTGAAGCGATGGAGAACACCGAGACCGAGTCCCGGGCCGGGGGCGCGCTGCGCCATGCCCCGGTGACGGAGATGAAGGCGGCCCTGGCCGGGTTCGTGAGCGAGGTCAGGACCTTGCAGGACGCGATGCAACTGAAACTCAAGCAGCAGGAAGAGCGACTGACGATGCTGAACGCAAAATCCCTTACCGGCCGGCCGGTGCTGTCGGCGGCCGTCGAGACCGAGACGCCGCACAGGAAGGCCTTCGGCCAGTATCTGCGCACCGGCGACGACGACGGCCTGCGCGGCCTGGCGCTCGACGGCAAGGCGATGAACACCCAGGTGAACGCCGATGGCGGCTTTCTGGTCGATCCCGAGACCTCGGACCGCATCCGGGGCGTGCTGAAATCGACCGCATCGCTGCGCGCGATCGCGACGGTGGTGAATGTCGAGGCCTCGTCCTTCGACGTGCTGGTGGACCACACCGACATCGGGTCGGGCTGGGCGACCGAGACCGGCGGGCTGGCCGAGACCTCGACGCCGCAGATCGACCGCATCTCGATCCCGCTGCACGAGCTGAGCGCCATGCCGAAGGCGTCGCAGCGCCTGCTCGACGACTCGGCCTTCGACATCGAGGGCTGGCTCGCCGGCCGCATCGCCGACAAGTTCGCGCGCGCCGAGGCGGCGGCCTTCGTCTCGGGCGACGGGATCGACAAGCCCAAGGGCTTCCTCGCCCATGCGAAGGTCGCGGAGGCCTCCTGGGCCTGGGGCAGCCTCGGCTATGTCGCCACCGGCGCCGACGGCGACTTTGCGGCCACCAACGCCTCGGATGCGATCGTCGATCTGGTCTATGCGCTGAGCGCGGAATACCGCGCCAACGCGAGCTTCGTGATGAATTCGAAGACGGCCGGCGCGGTGCGCAAGATGAAGGACGCGGACGGCCGCTTCCTGTGGTCGGACGGTCTGGCAGCCGGCGAGCCGGCGCGGCTGATGGGCTATCCGGTGCTGATCGCCGAGGACATGCCCGACATCGCGTCGGGCGCCTTCGCGATCGCCTTCGGCGATTTCCGCAACGGCTACACCATTGCCGAGCGCCCCGACCTGCGCGTCCTGCGCGACCCGTTCTCGGCCAAGCCGCACGTGCTGTTCTACGCCTCGAAGCGCGTGGGCGGCGACGTGAGCGACTTTGCCGCGATCAAGCTGCTGAAGTTCGCCCTGTCGTAAGGCGGGACGATCCGGCCGGGCCTGGCCCGGCCGGCGGGGCGCGGGTTTCCGGGGCGATGCGCCCGCCTCGCGTTGTCCAGCTGCTTCCTCCGTCCGAGCAGCGCGAGTGCAGGGAACCCGCGCCCCTTCCCGCAGGCGGGGGCGCGACCAAGCGGAGACATCCGATGATGCTGATCGAACTGACCGGGCCGAATGCGGCGCAACTGCCGCTGGCCGGGTTCAAGGACCATTTGCGGCTGGGCACCGGCTTTGCCGACGACGGGTCGCAGGACACGTTGGCCGAGAGCTACCTTCGGGCGGCGATGGCGGCCGTCGAGGCGCGGATCGGCAAGGCGATCCTGGCCCGCGACTGGCGGCTGACGCTGCAACGCTGGCGGGACGGCGCGAGCCAGCCGCTGCCGATGGCTCCGGTCAGCGCGATCCTGGCGGTGCGCCTGCGCGACCGCGACGGCGGGACCGTGGTGGTCGATCCGGGGCGCTACCTCCTGGTGCCCGATCTGCAAAGGCCGCGCCTCGTCGGGTCCGGGGGGCTGCTGCCCGCGCTTGCGCTGGGCGGATCGGTCGAGATCGACTTCACCGCCGGGTTCGGAAGCGCCTGGTCCAGCGTGCCGCCGGATCTTGCGCAGGCGGTGTTCCTGCTGGCCGCGCAGTATCACGAGCGCCGGCATGAGGGCGCGGAGGCGGCGCGGGCGATGCCCTTCGGCGTCATGGCCCTGATCGAGCGCTGGCGCACCGTCCGCGCGCTGGGCGGGGGCGGGGCATGAGGACGCCGATCCTGAACCGCCGCCTCATCCTCGAAGAGGCGCAGCTCGCCCCGGACGGATCCGGTGGCTACACGCAGATCTGGGTGGTGCTGGGCGCCGTCTGGGCCGAGGTCCGCCCGGGCGTCGGCCGCGAGACGGCGGGCGAGTCGCTGACGCTGTCGCGGGTGCCCGTCCGGATTCTGCTGCGGGGTGCTCCGGCCGGTGCGCCGTCGCGCCCGCGCGCCGAACAGCGGCTGCGCGACGGGGACCGGGTCTATGTGATCGAGGCGGTGACCGAGGCCGATCCGGCCGGGCGTTACCTGGCCTGCTTTGCCCGCGAGGAGGTGGTCGCATGAGCTACGGCATGGCAGCCGCGCTGCAGGCGGCGGTCTATCAGCGTCTGGCGGCGGATGCCGCTCTCGCCGGGCTGGTCGGGGGCGCGATCCATGACGCGGCACCTCCC